TTTTTCTTGTGGGAAATTTATGTATTCTATTATCTGTTTATACATCTTTTCATTTATTGCTTGTTTTTCTCTTAATAGCATACTTATATATGCTTTATCTACGTTGCAATAACTTGCTAATTCATTCTGCCATATGTCTTTTTGTATTAATATCATTTTAATTTGCCTACCTGCTAACATTTAATTACCTCCATTCAAAAAGTTAATAAAAAAAATAAAATAAAAAGGGTACAAAATGTACCCTATAATTAATTATTTATTTTTTATTATAACTATACCTGCATCATTAACAATTCCCACACCTGTTATTAAATCAGCGTTTACTTTAGTTAATTTTCTATCTATATCCCTTTCTTGCTCGGGATTTAATTCTCTCTTATATGTAACTAATAAAGAATTTTTCTTAATTATGTATGTTAAGCATTGTTTTGTAGTTGAATCAAATGTTCCTTTAGAAGAAAGTATTACCTTTATCCCTCTAAATTCTCCGATTATATTTTTCTTAATTATCCCATTATCTTTCTTAACACTTGTATTATCTGCTTTTATAAAATCTGGCATAGAATAAAAAGCACTTTTTAATTTAGGATTTATAATTATACCTTCAAATTCATCTACATTTTGATTATCTCCATATAAATTTAATGCTTCATCAAGTTCATTTGCAGTTATAGCAGTTGGATTAGCACAATTAAAATTTAAAGGTGTTTTCTTTGCAACCTCTATAACTTCATTGTCCATTTCTTCTGCTATCAATAAACCTATTTGTCTTGACATTTCCCCTACTGGATCACCATAGGATGCTAATAATGCTCTATCTGTTATTTCATAGCCTTTTGCCAATTGAAATAAATCAATCTTTTGAGTTGTGTGTGTTAATTTATCATATGGAATTGCATCTCCTTCTTTAAGTTTTATGGCTTTAGTTCCTAAATTCCATTTTGGTATTGTTATAGAATCCCCTGCTTGTCCTTGTAACGTTTTATCTACATCACACATTCCTAACATTACCGCATTTTCTTCAATATTTTTCATAATCATACCTGCATAAACTTCGGGTATTAATACATCTGTTCTCATTGTTGTTGCCATATTAAATTCCTTCTTTCTTTTTTAAATTTTAATTTTTTAATCTATAATAAAAAAATCAAATCCGAATTATTCAGATTTGATTTTATTTACTTAGTTTGTTATACAATTCTTTGTTTTCTTTGTATAAATTCATTCTTTCCATATAACTCATTTTATTAAAATCTTCTTTTGTTATAGATGTTTTATTTGAATTATGTTTTTGAGGTTTAAAAGAGTTGTTTAAAGCACTATTATTTATATGTTCAGTTAAAACATTCTTAACTTCTACTAAATAACTTTCTACATCTTCCACCCCTTGTAAATTAATATATCTACTAAGTTGTGAAGGTAGACCGTTATCGCTTAAAGTTTTAGATATTTTTTAACTGCAATTCTTTTGCTTGTATTTCCTTCTCCTTCTGTTCTAATGCTTGTACTCTATTCTCTAATTCTATTTGTTCCTGTGTCTTTTCTTTTGGTTTTAATTCCTTTAATTCTTCTTCCATTGCTTTTATTTTTTTTTGAGTATTCTGTTCTAACCTTATCAGTTTCAGATTGTAATTGTTTATTTACTTCTTCCTCCGTAAAAGTTTTTAATTCTTTCTCAACTTTTTGGGAAACTTCCTGCTCCTGTGTATTTATCTCTGTTGTTGTTACCTCTGTTTGATTGTTTTCTAAATTTTCCATTATAATTCTCCTTTCAAGTTTTAATATTAAATCCCTTTGACAAAGTTACTTAAAGAAACTAAGTTATTTAATACTAACCCTTAATAAATTTTTATTTGTAATATGTATATAAATAAGTTAAAAATTACCTTTGAAAAAAGCACCCCAAAATGAGGTACTTTGGTGAGAGTGTTATAAGAAATCAAAGAAAAATTTCCAAATATATATAAACTACTAATGTAGTAAATATCAAAAAAGAACGCTACGAATTAATTCCCGTAGCCCATCTGATTTTTCTTTAATTCGAGGAGGTGAGATTTGAACTCACATAAAATCAGCAAAACTACCGTGTTTTAATGAAAATTATCAAAATTAATGTTCTTAGGACTTGAGCATTAAAATAAATACTCAAATAAACTACTTTTACTTTTAAAAAGTAATCTATTTCAATATTTATTTAAAAAAAGTATTGAAATTTTATTTTATATATGTTATACTAGAATGGGATTAGGAATATATTAAAATAATTAAAAAAATATAAGTAAAGAGAAGATACAACTACTAAGGATTTACCTGTTTGTTCGGGACAATTTGGTATACCTTCCCACCATATCCTCTCTCTATATAGGAACTATAAGAATGGCTCAACCATGCCATTTATAAATGATTATCGTCCACCAACAACCATTTTTTCTATTTTTGTTTTTTTAAACACTTCTAAAAATTTTTCTTTATCTAAATTATATAATATGTTTAATAAATCTGTTTTATATTTACATTCAATTCTATCATGTAAAACTTCTTGAATTATAACATATATAGTTTCAGTTTTAATTTTATATCTTTTAATTTGTTGCATATGTTCATTTTTAGTATTATCTTGTGCTATATATTTCTCTTTCTTTTCATCTTCTGTATTACTTCTCATAAAAGTTTCTATATATTTAATATTATTCATCATATGATTAATGCTTTCTGTTATTCCTGTTACTTGACGCCATTTAACCTTTTTCTTATCAAAATTATTTATAAATTTTAATAAATCAATTGTAGGTCTTTCTTCTGCATCTTCTATATTATTTAAAATTTCTTGTAAGTGATCCATGCTTGTTTCATATTTTTGCACTTTATTTTTAATATTTTTGTTTTGAGATACATATTTAAAAAAGTTTGGTTTATTTTCATATAGATATTTACATTTGCTTAATTCTTTTATTTGTTGCTCTATATCTATTTCATACATACGTTTTGCTGAATCTATTGATATTTCGCTTAATATTGTGCAAATATCTACACCTTGTATTAATGTACTTAATTTATTTTTATCTGTTTCACCTTTATTAATACAATCGTAATATGTGCTCATGTATAATTGTCCTAAATTAACTACCTCACCTATAAATCGTTGTGAATTTGCTAGTATATTATCTATCTTAGCCATATCTGTATTAGTTACTTTGTATTTATTTAAATCTGTATCTACATTATTAATACAAACTCTATATTTCTTATAACATTCTTTAGCATTTTCTAATAATACATCTGAATTAAACAATACAATGGAATCACTATCTACATCTTGACCACTAAGTATTCTGTTAATTTCAAAATTAATTGCATTTGTATAAATAATATTGTCTGTTAAATTAAAATATTTTTCTACAAAATCACTATCAGTATTTTGTACTATAAGTACATTACTAGGACTTGTATGAGGATTTCTAAACCCTACATATTCTTCATTAAAATCATGTAAAGTTGTATATACTTCATTATCCTTTAGTATCATTTCTTTTTCCCATTCTTTACAATCTAATATTCCATCACTTACTGGTAATTTACCTATGGCATGATAAAGTAATTCCTTACCATTCTGTATTATGGTACAATAATCCCCTTGTAGCCTTATCTTACCCTTTTTAACGTGTTTAATATAGTTATGTATATCTTTCTTTCTCTTGTCCTTAAATAGTTTTGTATGTGTTATTTCATTATTCTTTTTACATAAATCAACTAGCATTTCATTACAATTCATATCATTTGCATTTTTTTCTAAAAATTCAATATAAGTATCATCATTATTTTTTAATTTTTCTATATAATCTAATTCAAATTGTGATAGTTTTTCCATATCTGTAGAAGATATAGGCATTGAATTTAACATTTGATATGAAGTTTGATTAATTATATTACCTTCTATATCATATCCCCTTTTACTTTCTTTTTCAGATTTACATATTCCGAATATATTGCCTTCTTTTTTAACTATATTTTCCCACTGTTCCCACATTTCTTGTTTACTATCTTTTATTTTACTAAATTTTAGTGCTTTTAAACTGTTTGGTGTAGTAATCAAATGTATATCTTTTGCTAATATTGTTTCCCCAAACATATTTTCTAATTTCCATGTGTTATAATCTACATCTGTAGGACAATTATCTTTTAAAAATTGTTGAATATTAGTATTGAATACACAACATTTAAACATATGTTGTCTAAGTAACATCATACCTTTGTCTTCTCTACCACTTACAAAATATTGACTATCTAATAATCCTTCTCCATCAAAAATATCATTTTCCATTTTATAATCATCTTGTGGTCTACTAACTAATAATCCTTTTTTATCCTTTTCTACTACATTTACATCTACAGGAAATATACTTTTAACATCATCTATAAGCAAAATATTTTCTACTGGTATTTTAACAGTATCTTCTAATGAACTACTAACTAAACTTTCATAACTTAACAATGAAGGATAATCTATATCACTTCTATTTTCAAATTCTAATCCCATTCTAGCCCATTTTATCATTTTTTCTTTAAGTTCTTCTTTAATAAATAATACTTGTCCTGTACGGCTCTTTGACGAACTTCTTTTATATACTACATACTTTATAGTTTCATCTAAAACATATTCTTTAGTTTTTTTTATCTTTTTTATAAAATTCTAATTTAAATCCTGCTTTATATAATTTTTGTCTTAAATCATCATTTTTTATTTCTTGCCATTCTGTTTTACTTTTTAACTCTTCTATAAATCGTTTAGTACCTTCTACATCTTGTACTTTATTTTGTCTTATTTTTTTATTCAATATATTTATTACTTCTGTATTACTTCTTACTTTTTTATTAAATTTAACATTTATAATATCATTTGTTAATGTCTTATTATATCTTTTACTATCAAATATTTTTATTTTTAACTTTCTTAATTCTAACTATAAGGTATCATTCCAACATAATTTTTATGTAAATCTGCTTCCCTGTTTATATGCTCGTAAATGTCCGCTCCCTCTAAACTCATTATGTATATATCTTTTCCCATATTATCATTCCCCTTTGACTTTCATTTTTTATTTTATTTGACTATCATTTTTATTACTTTGTTATTTCTGTTAAATCTCTTAATAATTCTTCGGTTTCCTCAAAAACATAAACCTTAAATCCCTCATGCTTCAAATTCTTTTCCATGTCTATTAAGTTATGTCCTTTTTCTATAAGTTGATATGCAACCTTCTTTGTAAATATCTTTTTTGACTTTCATGTTTTCACCCCTTTTGACTAATTCATACTATCTATTATATCATATTTTTACCATTTTGTCAAGTTATGTATAATACCCCTTATTTTAACTGTATCATTTCTATTTGTCAATGTCAATCCTATTTTTATATTTTTCGTGATTATTATCTCTTGTTTTCTCTTATTTGCTTTGTTTTACTCTTATTTTCAAGTTACACAATGTAATAAAATTGATAATTTATTAAAACTTATTATTGACTTTTGAGGTAAGTAATATATGCTTTTGGAGGAGGCTAAGCAATTGGATATAGTTTCCCCTATGTTAAAGGGGAATAAAAAAAGCATATACTAATATATGCTCTCGTTATCGGCTGAAGTTTCTTTTATACTACTATTGTATTATGCTTCTTCCTGTTAAAAACTGCCCTAACAGTCCACATAATCCCGTACTTTCGTACCAGTTTACCTCCTATCTAATAATTTATAGAGGATAGATACAACCTCTTGAGGGGCAAATAATACAATAGTAGAAATATTGCTTGTCCCCATGAACTTTCTGCATCGGCTTCATGTAACCTACTAGAATTATTTATAGTTGTTCTAGTGCTTAGACAACTAACCTATACCTTAAAAAAGACAATAGGAAATAAACCCTTGCATATCTATATTTTTTTTGATAATATGGATACAAGGTTTTATTAATCGTTATTTAATTTTAACGGTTTCGTTAATCAAATGTTTTATCTAACACCTACTGCAATAGGTGTTTTTTTTCTTTTATTCATTCATATTTTCTAATGGACTAAAATGCTGATAACTTTTTCTTATATCTTCTGTTGTTAAATCTAAATATGCTTTTTCTGTAACTGTTACAGAACTATGCCCTAAAATTTTGGATAATTCAAATATCCCCATTCCCGACAATAAACATCTTCTAGCAAAATTATTTCTTATTTGATGACAAGTTATAGGTTCTATTCCTGCTCTATTACAATATTTCTTTAAATTTTTTTCAAAATTCGTTACAGAAAAATTGCTATTTCTAGTTGTTACAAAAATAAACTCATTTTCAAAATATCTTTCTTTATAGTCCACCCATCTTCTTAAAATTTTTTGCATTTTATTACTGTAAAAAACATACCTATCTCTTCTACCTTTATTAATATCACAACCTATAAAAATCGCTTTTTTATCTATTAATACATCATCTGTCTTTAACATTAAAGTTTCGCCTATTCTCATGCCTGTATCTAATAGTAAATGTAGAATTACATAATCTCTATATTCTGCAAAAGATGTTAAATCTAAATTTTTAATGATTTTATTAAAATCTATATCTTTAATTTCTGCTTTGGGTTTTCTAGTATGTTTATATTGCTTTAGTGTTTTTGTAGGATTCGTTTTTATAATCCCTTCTTGGTGTAAATAAGTAAAATATGCTTTTATATTTCTTAAATAGTTATTTATAGTCCACATCGAAACTGGTTTTCCAAAATCCTTACGTTGGCTTGGATTATTTAAATTTATTGTAGAATTATTAGCAATATAAGAATATTTACCTTTTTCCTTTGTAAACTTCATATAATCTCTTATATGTTTTGTTTCTACTAAAGTTGGACTAAAAATTTTAAATTCTTCTTCTATATATTTAGCAAATAACATTAATGTACTTTCATAACTTTTTTTTAGTTTTTGGTCTTAAATCTTTTTCAGTACAATAAATCATGTAATCATTTATACTATCTTGCCAATTTATATAACTTTTTTTAATTCTAGGCATAATAAAAAAGGTACACCTCCTGTTAAATATTTTTTGTAAATATCTAACAAAAAGTATACCTTTTAATTCAAATATATTTGTAGGCATATTTTTATATTTGTTGCCTACACTTTGATGTATATACACGTCATAAACCGTTGATATTACGATTTAACAAACCCTATTTTTTAGTCTTAATTTATCAGCCACCATTGCAATAAACTCAGAATTTGTTGGTTTTCCCTTCCCATTATTTATAGTATACCCAAATATATTGTTTATAGTCTCAACTTGACCTCTTGACCAAGCTACTTCTATAGCGTGTCTTATAGCTCTTTCCACTCTGCTTGCTGTAGTATTATATTTTTTAGCTATGGAAGGGTATAATTCTTTTGTTACTGCGGATAAAAGTTCCATGTCATTAACTACCATAGTTATAGCTTCTCTCAAATACATATATCCTTTTATGTGAGCTGGCACGCCTATTTCATGTATAATATCTGTTATTTCTTGCTCTAAATCTGCTGGTTCATTTTTAGATAATGAAATCTTTTCTTGTGAACAGGTTTCCGGCATTACTACTGGTCTTCTAACTTCTTCACTACTTATGGTATTGTTAAACATTTGTCTTATTCTTTTAGTAAAAACATCCATATCAAAAGGTTTAACTACATAATAATCTGCACCTAAGTTTATAGCTCTTTGAGTAATCTTATCCTGTCCTACAGCAGACAAAACAATTACCCTTGGCATAGGAGTAATATCTATACTATTTAACTTTTCCAAAACCCCTAATCCATCTAAGTGAGGCATTATTATATCTAGTATTATTAAATCTGGCTTTTTTTTCTTCCACCAATTTAAGAGCCTCTACTCCATCATTAGCTATACCTGTAACCATTATGTCTCTTTGATTTAGTAAATAATCACTTAATATGTTACAAAATTCCTTATTATCATCTGCGATGATAACATTGATCTTTGTTTCTTCCATATAAACTACTCTCCTTTTTGATAAAATTACCATATCTTAACAAATTATTTATTCGACAAAAGAAATTTAATTCCTCCTTATTTGAGAAAAAATATATAAAAAATAATAAAGTGTAAGATACTCTAATTTCTTACACTTTATATGGTAACACATATATTTTATTTTGTCATAGAATTTCGTTCTTTTATATGTTAATTATTGTAAATTTACTCTTTCTTACTATTAAATTTATGGTTTTTATATAAATTTTCAATTATTTTCCTTATGCTATTTTATATTCTTATATATTACAGTAATATTCTTTTAAATTTTTAGCTATTTATACTATCTAAATTACTAATTTATTATATTCATGCTACTTATATTAAATCTTACTTAGTGGCTTTTAGATTAATCTTTAGATCTATATAAAAAAATTAACTATAATAATTAATTATTATCTAATATGCCTGCGTCCTTT